GTTATTGTAGTATAATCTCTCCATCTAAATTCTAATTGAGGTGGATAAATAGTATTTGTATCTACACTGTAGTATTTTAAAACAGGTTGCATGCTACTGCTAGGGTGGAATTCAGCACTAGAACTTAATTTTGTTAAAAACCCATAATTTGGGATTGAACCACTATACCATAATTTAGTGAATTCTTTAACATTTAGTTCTAAATCTTTATTAGATCTTAAACCAAAAGATTCAGTTACTTGTGGGATTAAATTTGAAGAAGTAAAAAAACTACCTCCTCCTAATGATGAATTTAAAGGGTCAAAAGAACCTGTAAATCCATATCCATTTACATTTCCACTCATATCCCAATTTGACCCAGAAAGAAAATCTCTAAATTTCCATGAAACACCATCATTAACTTCAGGTATATCTAAATAATGTCCTGTACCATTATTCCAAGATTGAGCTATAGCAAATATTTCTAGTTCAACATCTGTGTTTATTCCTTGGGCTGTTGCTATATAATTTTTTAAAAATACATTAAATTCCTTTCCTGATATTTTATTATCTATAATATCTTTAATTTCATCTGTGTCAAACTCAATTAGATATCTTGCAACATCAGGTTTAAGATCTATATTTCTAGTATTAGAAACTTCAAGTATAGCATCTAACCCTGTATTCATAGAAGGATACAGAGAATAAAGAGTAGCATCTTTAGTAGGAAAGATTTTATAAACGGCCATTTATAATATTTTATTATAAATATGCAATTATAAAGGAACTACTCTACCTTTAATATCTTGATCAGGGTATTTAATTTCAAATATACTAGGATCTAAAGAAGGATAGATAATTTGATTTTGAGTAGCAGCATCTATATCATATGCGTATTGAGAATAACCTGAGGTTGTACCAGCTTTGTTTAAAACTTTTACAGATTTTACAGTTTGGACTCCTATTACATTATCTAGTCTAATAAAAAGATTTTTTAGATAAATAGGATCGTTAATATTCATTTTATCTCTCTCAAATATACTTGAAATAAGTCGTATACAACTAGTTAAAACATTACTATTATTAAATTCTGGGAGTACTATTATTTCGAATTCAATTCCAATATTAATTATAAAAGCATCTTTTATTTCTATACTATCTCCTATCATTCTATATTGAGACAGATAAGTTCTTAAATTATTTTTTAAAGTAACATTAGCATTAGAAAGAAATTGAAAACTATTTTGGGTCAGAATATACATATTTAATGTATTTACTGTAGAGGTTTGGTCTGTCAGTTTAGGTTTTTCAATAAAAGCTTTATAAACAGATCCAAATTCAGGAGGCATACTTAAAGCTCTAATTAAATAATCATCTGGGGTAACTGTTCTTTTTTGGGCTGCAGATTGGGCTAAAGCATTTTCTCTAATTTCTTCAATTGTGTCTCCATCTCTTCCTCCTGATGCTGCTTCAGCATTATTACAAGAAAGACTTGAAAATACATAATTAGCAGTAGTTGGGTTAAGATTACTATTATTAAAAGTAGCAGCTTTTGATTTTATTGTTGTTAAAGTATTTGCTTCTACATTTGAAGTTACTCCCCCACCAACTATATAAGATACAACAACTATCCCTGTAGGGGCTATCCCATATGTACCTGTATAAAGGAAATTTGAAGGTGAAAAAGCTGTATTTAGTTTATCTTGTTTAAATGGGAGTCCTAAACCTACATTATTAGGATTAGGTGTAATAGCTTCATCAATATCATTAGCATTCCCTGCTCCAAATTGAATTTCCATTTCGTTTTGGGAAATTAATCTAGAAGTAAATCTCTTTGAAACTTTATTAAGTTGAAGGAAATAAGGGGGAGAATTATCAGTATTAGGAATATTAATATTATTATTCTTTACTTGTTTAAATACCATTTCTTGTCCTAAATGATCTACTTCAGAATATTTTTGTCCTTCAACGACAACACTTTGTACTTTAATAATATTTTCATCTTGTATTTTAAGTGTTAAAAAAGGAGTAGGAGAAACTCCAACATTAAATCTTTTAGTTTTAACATTACCTGAAATAGCATTAACAGATTTTTTTAAAAGGTAATATTGAGGTATATCTCCTAATGTTTGATATACAGTTATATCTGTAGGGTCAAAAGAGCTAGAAGCAGAAAAATCTATTTTATCTTGAGTAAGAAAACTAACAAAATCAGTACTAATAGTAGCACCTGCTTCAATAGATAAAGCATAACTATAATCGGGTACAGTATCTGTTCCTACAGTTTTGGATGGGATCTGTTGGTATACATCAACAGTAACTTGAGCAGGGGTTGTGGTTTTTGGTTTATACCCAAACATATAAGCTAAATCATAAATATTATTGAATTGCTTTGAGTATTGAAGGAAATTTTCTGTAAATTGGGAATCTAAGTAAAAACTTAAAACATCACCTATATAAGATGCTTGTTCTATAAACATCATTCCTAAAGAAGAAGGAGTAAAATCGTTATAAGTATCTGGGAAGTAAGTTTGAGAATAATTAACTAAATCTTTTCTAAATGAAGAAAAATCTCTATTTAAATATCTTATGTTTCTATTTTGGAATTTTTTAATACTCATTTTATAATTGAATTGTTAATTCATCTTCTATATTTGTTCTTTTTATAGAATATTTAAAATTTATAACTATTTCATTAGTATCTGTGGTTTGTAGGATATCTAAGGAAGATATTTCAATATTAGGAAAAGTATCTTCTATTTTATTTCTAGTATTTTCATCAAGGGAAGTTATATTATCTTCTGAGATTTGTTCAAAAATAAAAGCTCTTAAACCACCACCGAAAGTAGGATTTAAATATCTTTCTCCAGGGTTTGTAAGAAAAAAATTTATTAAGTTACTTTTTATAGAATCTTTTGTTTGATAGTTAGGTTTAAAAACAGCATTCCCATTTAAAGGAAGATCTATTCCAATAGCTTTACGGCTATTTAAATCATTAGGAAACTGTTGTTTAATATCAAAGGGCATTATTTAGTATTTAAAAGTCCCATTATTGTGTCCATTCCAACTTCACCATTACCTAAATTTCCATTTACAGGATCTACTCCTTGTGGATTAAAAGAAGAAACATCTCTACTAGTCATACTTATAGCAGTTTCACCCATTATATCAGCATATTTTTGTTTAATATCCATAGTAGGTTCTGTGTAAGTTGGTTTTGGTGATGGTGGGGGTGTTGCATTGGGTTGTATAGATTCTCTTACAACTTGTGTTTTAGGAGCTTTAACGGCTTCCAATAAAATATCCTTCAATTCATCTTGAATTGCTTCTTTTACGGCTTCTTTAATTAATTTTTTAAGTACTTCGGTTTTCATATATGTTTATAAATATAGGGTTAATCTGCTTTTAAATCATTTACTTGTATATAAAATACTAATTCATCTATAAGTATTTGGTCAATTGAACTAAATGAGTATTCTCCTCTTAACATTACTACACCTTCTGAGTTGGTAGCGGTTGCTCTTCTACGTTTTAAAGGGTTAGTAGTTATTTCAGTTTCTACACCCATGGTAAAACCATTTACTAGGGTAACCACGGGAGATTGTTGATTTTCTTCTTCTTTAGTTAGTGCTAATAACTCAGCTGATACTTGTTCTTGTTGAAGGTCATCTCCTCCTTCATAACAATGTTCAATTAAACTATCAAGTAATTCTAAATATTGAAGAATCTGTTTTAAAGTATCTTTAATAGCCGATAAAATAGTAAATAAACTATTAACATATGATTGGGATACTTTAGCTTGTTTTTTAAACTCATTAACTAAATCACCAAATTTATTTACTGAGCCTGCTGTAACTCCTGGGAGTGCTGTTGGGGCAAATAAAGAGGCTATATCTATAGAATTAGCTGTAATTAAAATTGTGTTTATAAGGGTTTTAGTTACTCCTATTAAATTAAGAGTTGTTTCTATAACTTTTAAAGTATTATTAAGTTGTTTAACTAGTTTATTTTTTCTTTTTATAATTTTTTCTAATTCTTCAGGGGTGGGACAAGATGTTGAAGCTATATCTTTAGCACTATTTTTTCCTTGTTGAATTAATTCTTGTATTTTTGATATACCAAATTTAGCTATCATAGCTAAAATAGCAGGGAGTAATATAGTTTTTAATTTATTTAATAAATCTATAAGTTTTTGATTAGCTCTCCATCTTAATTTTTTCTTTGATTTTGTAATTTCTTTAACTTGTGTATGGGGAAGAAAAGCATTATTTAAAATTTCTTTATCTAAATCTTCCTTAAGAGAAGTTAGAGGAATAAAACCTAAATCATTTTTTAATGAATTATCTCCTTTTAGGGGAATTAATGAATAAGTTTCATAGTTATTTGCTGTAACTTCTAGTCTTTTAGCTTTAGCAGTTACAGTTACTTCTTCTTGTTCTTGAACTATTCCATCATTAACTATACTAGAAAAATCAAAAACATAATTAGTTTCTTGTGTTATAGGTAAAACTATTGTTTGAGTAGAATTTGGTTTTTTAGCTTGAATAAATAAACTGTCTACAGGTACTGAGAGTGTAAATTTGCCTTCAATATCTGTTCTTGTTTGGTAGGGAGGAGTAGTAATTTCCCCTACTTCACTTTTAACTAATCTAATTCTCCCATTAAATTTACCATTAGGATCTGTATCTGATAT